CCGGGCGCAGCAGTTAGCCAACGGGGAAGCCATCTCGGTCGAAACCATCAAGCGGATGCACTCCTACCTGTCAAGGGCCGAAACCTACTACGACAACGCTGACGATACCTCGGACTGCGGTTACATCTCCTACCTCCTGTGGGGTGGCAAGTCGGCTTTATCATGGAGCAGGAATAAACTCCGAGAACTTGGCGAACTCGAAGGCGAAGGATGACGAGGCACAGGTGCAGGCTCGGATGGACTCGCTTATGATGGTCATCACCACCCTATGCGACTGCATCGGAGCGGTGGACGATTCCAATGCCCCGAACCAGTACGAAGTGAAAATGAAAATCGTAAACAAGATAAGCGACCTAATAGACAAAATCGAATACTGATGCAGCGAGTACCCATAGGCACAATCAAGAACAACCCGAACAACCCAAGGGTCATCAAGGATGACAAGTTCAAGAAACTCGTACAATCCATTAAAGACCTACCCGAAATGGCCGAGGTTCGTCCCGTTGTGGTCAATACCGATATGGTTGTGCTTGGAGGCAACATGAGGCTCAAGGCCATGCGTGAGGCTGGATGGAAGGACGTGCCGATTCATGTTGTGGATTGGGACGAGGACAAGCAAAGGCAGTTTATAATTAAGGACAACGTAAGCGGAGGGGAATGGGATTGGGAGATGCTTGCGAATGAATGGGATACCGAGGAACTGCAAGAGTGGGGTCTTGACCTGCCCGACTTTGACAACGCCAAGGAACTGGAAGCGGAGGAAGATGACTACGAGATGCCTGACGAATTGCAGACCGACATCGTGCTGGGCGACCTGTTCGAGATTGGTCCGCATCGTTTGCTTTGTGGGGACTCAACGGATAGCGATGCCGTTGCGAAGTTGATGGATAATAAAAAATGGGATTTAATGGCAACAAGTCCTCCGTATAATCAGGGGGAAAGTAATGGAGACTTGATGCATACAAAAGGACTTGGCGTTGGCAAAAAACAAGCAAGTCTGTATAATCAAAAGAATAGCGATAATAAAACGGCTGAAGATTATTACAAATTTTCAATAGATATACTCAAAACATCTTTTGTTTTTAAGAACGATGAATCTCATGCGGTTTGTTGGAATATCGCATATAATTCAAAAAGTCGAGACGATTATGGTAAAATAGTCTTTTCAAATGATAATCCATATAGAGTAAAAGAAACCTTAATTTGGGATAAAACCCACTCTATAAATCTGCCTCAAATTGGGATATATTCAAGAAGATGCGAATTTGTTTTTGTAATGAGCAGTAATGAGAAATACAGGACAAGTCAAACATATAATGACTGCCGTTGGAATTATTGGCAAATAAAATCATCGGGGTCTCAAATTACTGGAGATAGCATAGAACATAGGGCCGCATATCCCGTTGAATTTGCGTCTAAAATGGTTAGTGATTTTTCGTTAGAAAGCGATTTAATCTATGAACCATTTACAGGAAGCGGAACTACAATGGTCGCAGCCCACCAACTCAACCGCAAGTGCTACGGCATGGAACTCGACCCGAAGTACTGCCAAGTCATCGTGGACAGGATGCTTAAACTTGACCCGACCTTGGAGGTCAAGAGGAACGGACTGCCGTACAAAACAGGCGAATAACAGGCTATGCCAATACCCAACGAACATATCAATCAATTCAAGAAGGGAGAGTCAGGCAACCCCAATGGTCGTCCACGCAAGTACGTCAGCACCTTGGTTGACCAAGGCTACAAGCGGTCCGAAATCAACGACACCATCCAAAACATGATGGCGATGACCTTGGAGGAAGTCAAGGCGGTTTGGGACAACCCAACGGCAACGGTCCTCGAAAAGACCATCGCCTCGGCCATCCGCAAGTCCATTGAGAAGGGAACGCTCTACTCGATGGAAACGCTGCTCTCACGGGTGTACGGTCAACCCAAGCAGGAAGTCGCTGCAACCATATCGCCTCAACCAATATGGCAGGGCGTAAAACTACAAGTTGACACCAACCACAACGGCAATCAAGATTGATGGATTCCGCAAGAGAATCCGAATAGTCCAAGGCGGTTCATCGGCAGGCAAGACCTTTGCCATCCTGTCTCTGCTCTACTCCTATGCAGCCAACCCCGAATGCGGTCCGCTTGAGATTTCGGTAGTTTCCGAATCCATCCCACATCTTCGCAGGGGTGCGCTCAAGGACTTCCTCAAGATGCTCAACATGACAGGGCTTTACCAAGAGGAACTTTACAACCGAACCCTGCTCCGATACGACTTCCCGCATGGCTCCTACATCGAGTTCTTTTCCGCTGACCAGAGCGACAAGATGCGAGGGGCAAGGAGGGACGTGCTATTTATGAACGAGGCGAACAACATCACATGGGAAGCCTATCACCAACTGGCTATCAGGACAAGGACCGCCATCTACATCGACTACAATCCAGTCCGAGAGTTTTGGGCGCATACCGAATTGATGAATGACCCCGATGCCGAGTTCCTGCTCGTTACCTACAAGGACAACCAAGCCCTTGACCCTGCCATCATTCGAGAGATTGAGAAAGCCAAGACCAAAGCCGAAACGTCAGCGTATTGGGCGAACTGGTGGAAGGTCTATGGCCTTGGTCAGGTCGGGACGCTACAGGGTGCTATCTACGAGGACTTCGAGGTGGTGGAGGGTATCGATGTCAGCCGTGCGAAATTCGTCGCCCTTGGGCTTGACTGGGGCTTTAGCAACGACCCTACGGCCTTGGTAGCAATCTACCGCCAAGGGGACTGCCTACTCATCCAAGAACTGCTCTACGCTACGGGTCTAACCAACCAAGACATCGCAGACAAGTTGCGGTCCTTGGGCATCACAAGGGCTTGGGAAATCGTTGCGGATTCAGCAGAACCGAAGTCCATCGAGGAAATCTACCGCTTGGGGTTCAACATCAAACCTGCTGAGAAAGGTCCCGACTCGGTTCGGAACGGGATAGACATCCTGAAACGCTTTAAATTGCAGGTAACCAAGGATAGCACAAACCTTATCAAAGAACTGCGGTCATACACTTGGGCGACCGACAAAGAGGGCAAGAACACGGGGGTTCCGATTGACTCCTTCAACCACGCCTGCGATGCGATGCGATACGTGGCCCTCAACAAGTTAAGGGTCAGTAACTCTGGGAAGTATGTTGTTGTTTAACTTTGCCCTATGAACACGGAACGCATCCTTGACCTGCTCATCGAAATCGGGAAGACGCTTGCAGCCGTTTTCTTCATCCTCACCCTTCTAACCCTCCTTTGGACCTTATGAAAGTCGTTCACTACTACCACATCTACTGCGGAGGGAATTGGCAGTTAATCCTCAACCAGCACATGATGGCGGTTTGCAACTACGGCCTTATCGGGGTCTTGGATGAGATTCGTGTAGGCATCGTCGGTCCACCCGAACAACGCAAAGCGGTCAAGGAGGTGCTGGAGAACTCGATGGTTGCCGACAAGGTCAAGGTCGTAGTAACCCGGACCAATGCTTGGGAGCAGGCGACGCTTACCGAGATGTACCGGGCCTCGCAGGAAGAAGAAGCCGTGTACCTGTACGCCCACACGAAGGGGGCAAGCGACCCGTCCCTCATCAACCAACTTTGGAACAGGTCTATGACTTTCTTCAACGTCGTGGCTTGGGAACGCTGCCTGCAACTGCTCGAAGGGGTGGATGCGGTGGGATGCCATTGGATTACCAAGGAGCAGTTCCCTCACATGGCGGACCACAACAACCCCGACGGCTACCCGTACTTTGGCGGTACTTATTGGTGGGCCAAGTCGTCCCACATCAAGGAACTGGGTGAGCCGGAACGCAAGCAACGCTGGCAGGCCGAACATTGGATTGGCAAGAAACCCGACACCAAGGTCCACGACACCAATCCCGGATGGCCTTCACCTGAAAAATTCATCATAACCTTCTAACCATGTACCAACACATCCCAACCGACCGACCTATCAAGGGAATCGAGATAGGCGTATGGGAAGCCCACAATTCCGAGAGGCTTCTTGACAAGTTCCCGAACCTACACCTAACGGCTATTGACCCGTTCGAGGGTTATCAAGATTGGTGGGGTTTCATTGATGGAAACACAATGAAAGGCCATGAATACATTGCATTTGAGCGATTGAAGCCATACGTTGACCGGGTTGACATCATTAAGGACTACTCGGACAAAGCCTTGGAGTTCCTTGCTGATGAATCCTTCGACTTCATTTACATCGACGGGGACCATTCCTACAAATGGGCCTTGCACGACATCACAAATTATTGGGCGAAGGTTAAGCCGGGTGGTTTGCTATGCGGACATGACCGTTCCCTTTCGGGGGTAGCCCAAGCCCTTGCAGAGTTCGGTAAACCTTTCACCCCAAGCGAAGAACCACAAAGCGATTCTTGGTTTATTGTCAAGCCCTATTGAACCATGGGCATCCCCGTCATCATCAACAACCGCAACCTGTTGACGTGGCCCAAAGCGATGGTCAGGGACTTGACCAAGTGGGAGGGGATTGGGGACATCTACATCGTGGACAACGGTTCAACCTACGAGCCATTGCTGGAGTGGTACGCCACCACCCCCTGCAAGGTCGTAATGCTTGGCGAGAACTTGGGCCATCAAGCCCCATGGACTTCGGGATTGGTGCAACAACTGGGAGAGCCGTTCTATGCGGTTACAGACCCGGACCTTGACCTTTACAAGACCAGCAAGCGGACGATTCCCATGTGCTTGGAGTGGTTGCAACAATTCCCCCAAGCAGGCAAGGTCGGCCTGTCGCTCCGATGGGATGATGTGCCTCCAAGGTCGTCGTACTACACCCACGTGAACAACTACGAAGCGACTCGTCAGCGTAACTCAAGGGTCATCATGGCAGCAAGGGTTGATGTTCCTATCGACACGACCTTTGCCGTTTACAATCGTCAGGAGTATTTTATCGGTGGGGTTTCGTTGCTTGAGTCAGCGAGGCACATTCCATGGTATTACTCGGAGAAAGAACGCAAGGCTGATAAGGAGTTCAGCCAGTACCTTGCATCGGCATCGTCGGCATCGTCCTACAAAACCTTCTTGAAACTATGAAACTCCAAGACCTCACCATCGACCAGTTCCAACGCATCGGAGCCATTGAGTTCTCCAGCGTGCTGGGAGATTACGACAAGCGTGCAGGAGTCGTTGCAATCGTTGAGGGGGTCGATATATCAATCGTTCGAGAAATGCCCGCCAAGAGTGTCCTAAAGCGTTACAAGGCCATTATCAGCGAGTGGAACGCATTGCCCGCCTTGGGTTACAAGCGAAAGTTCAAAGCCGGGGGCAAGTGGTGGATTCCAACGGTGTTCACGGACGAGTTGACCGCTGGGCAGTTGATAGAGTTAATGGACGCAAACACGACGGACGAAAAACAACTGCTTCAAAACCTGCACCGCATCATGGCGACCCTGTGCAGGGAGGGCGGTCTATTCGGATTCTTCCCGAAAAAGTACGACGGGGCTGCCCATGCCGAGCGAGCCGAACTGATGAAGAAGCACGCCAAGGTGGGCGACGTTTGGGGCGTTGTCAGTTTTTTTTTGCTAAGTTCCGAACCCTACTTGAAAGTTTTGAGCGACTATTCCAAGCACCTAATGAAGACGGCAGGGGAGTTGACGTAAGCCCTCTCGCAGGGTACGGCTGGCTCATGGTCGTGTGGAGGATGGCGAATAAGGACGTTCTCAAATTCGATGCCATCTTCGCAATGAAGGCGGTGGAGTTTCTCAATTATGCGCTCCTGATTCACGACATCTTGGAAGCGGAACGGATGGAAGCGGAGCGAGCAAGGCGCAGATAGACACTATCCGGCACGGGGGACATTTACCCACATGGAAACAACCATCCTCGCCAATGGCAAGCCCGTAAACAAGTTCGGCAGCGGTTCGATGAAGGGCATCGACCAAACCGCTTTAGAGGGGATTGGTTCAGTCGTCGGCCCCAAAGGTGGAGGCAAGTCGCCAACCCATGACGTGCTGGTCAAGTGGATTGAACGGGTCATTGAACTTGCGAAGAAGAACCTCGAAGCAGCCAACGCCAACGCAGGGGGAACGCTATCGGCATCTATCGCCCCCGAAGACATCGAACTATCCGCAAAGCAAATCGTGGTGGCTATCATGGCTAACCCCTATTGGAAGTACGTGGACCAAGGGGTTCATGGAAGGACATCAAGTTACATATCCGCAAGGGACTCAAAGT